AGGCGTGCCTGTTCTCGTGTTCCCCCTGAGTTCTAACGTCCTCGCGCCACTGTTCGCCGATGCGGCAGGAACTATCCAGCTCGACAACCCAGTGGTCACTAACAGTGGTGGCGTAGCGGCTTTTTGGGTAGAAACTGGCGAGTACTGGTTGCACGCTGACAGTGAGTCTTTCCATACCGGCATCGGATTGACCCCTGTAACCCCCGAGGAGTTCACCGCGCTGCAGGCACAAGTTGCTGCGGCGCTTATCGACATCGCGGCACTTGAGGCGGAACTAGATACCGCACAGCTCGATATCGTAGCGCTGCAAACTGGGTTGTCTACGGCGCAGGTAGATATTGCTGCGTTGGAGCTAGCGGTCACCGCATTGCAGTCCGTTGTATCTGGGATGCAGGTCGACATTGCCTCGCTGCAAGCCGACGTGAACACGCTTATCACTGACGTGAGCGGCGCACTGCTGGATATCGCAGCCCTGCAAACCGCTGTAGGTACTCTGCAAACCGGACTGGCAACGGCTCAGGGTGACATCACAGCACTGCAAGCCGCAGTTATGTCGTTGCAGGCCGACATGGCAACCGCGCAGGGCGATATCACAGCGCTCCAGTCTGATGTGAGTACGCTGCAGACCGACATGGGAAATGCGCAATCCGATATTACCGGATTGCAATCTGATGTCAACAACATTCTGTCGGACATTCTGTCACTGCAGGAGTTGTCGCTCGCGTCCATCTCAACCGGTATCACCGCAGGCGGTGACATCAGTGTGAATGGCGTGAACCCTGCAGCGATCGACATTGCTCCACTTGTGGGGTACGTGACCGATGTGTTGACCGACCCGTTCAACCCTGTCATTACACGAGTGGAATACCTGGGCGGAACTGTAGCGCTCGACGCACCGGCACTGCTCCGGACTGCAACCGCGTGGCTTATGGACGTGAACCAGGTCATCACACAGCAAGCGACGCCACCCACCAACGCGCAACGTCGTACCCATATTTTCCTTGGCGTGACCGCGCAAGTCGCGGGTATCATCATCGTAGACCAATCGTTGCCCGTCATCATGCAGCAACCGGCTAACCAGTTGACCGACTTGATGACCGCCATTGGTGCGTTCAATATCTCGGGCAACGTGATCACACCGAACGGTGTGAACCTGCTCATTAACCAAAGCGCGGGCACGCTCTTTTCTCAGGCGTTCAACCACTTCTCAGGAGCCGTGCAGACCAACGACCCGCACGTGTCAACCACGGTGACACAGGCACCCGCGTTCTTCCGTTACGTCACGCGAAGCGCACCGGTTTTCGGCCCGCTGGTCAACATCATGGACGTACTCAATTACGACAATGCGGGGGTGTTGACTCCGGTCGGTGGCGGTGTCAACTCGTCAACTATTCAGCGGGTGTACATGTTCGCCAACAACACCGCTGCGGACCAGATCGTCATTCAATACGGACAATCGGTGTACTCAAGTCTCGCGAACGCCGTTGCTGCAGTCGGGGCGGGTACGTTCGTTCCCAACCCACTTATGCGCGCCGCAGCGCTGGTAGGGTACATCGTGGTAACACGATCAGCTGTAAATCTCACTGATGTCACACAAGCGGTGTTCGTTACCGCAGGAAAGTTCGCCACGCCGTAAGGAGGCTTCCGTGCCAGTTATCAACCCTATCGAGTCGGCTGCAGCGTCCGGAGGTGCGGCGTTCGGTCCGTGCCAAGCATGGGACCTGTCGTGCGCGACGTTCCCCGAAGCGGTGACGCCGGAACTCGAAGCCACGGCGGCAATGATCGCTACCGAAATCCTGTGGAACCGCACGAAGCGGCAGTTCGGCCTGTGCTCGGTGGCGTTGCGTCCATGCCGCAAGGATTGCCTTCCCGCTGGTCCGTGGATTCCCACGACGGGCGGTTGGTACGACTTCACCGGCTCATCGTGGCCGTTCCCGCAGCCCGCGCTGATCGGCGGCGCGTGGATCAACATCGCGTGCGGTTCGTGCTTCTCCGACTGCTCGTGCTCGCACATCTCAGAAGTGCGCCTTCCGTACCCGGTAGCCTCGATTACCGAGGTGAAGGTTGACGGCGTTGTGCTGCCTCCTACGGCTTATCGCGTGGACAATTTCAACCTCCTCGTTCGCATTGACGGTGAAGAGTGGCCGCGTTGCAACGACATGAACCTCGAAGACACCGAGGTCGGCACGTGGTCAGTGACCGCTGATTACGGGCAAGACGTTCCCGAACTCGGTAAGCTCGCAGCGGGTCAGCTCGCGGTCGAGATCGCCAAGCGTTGCGTGAACGCCTCCGGTTGCGTTCTGCCCTCCGGCACGGTGCAAGAGGTGACGCGGCAAGGCGTCAAGAAGGTGTTCTTCGATTCGGAGACGGCTTTCAAAGGTGGCATGACCGGCATGTACTGGCCTGACCTGTTCATCAAGACATTCAACCCATCCGGCACCGGGATGGCGAACATCTTCGACATCGACGGGCCTAAGCATCGAAGGGTGGGAACTGCCTGATGGTCTTCACCAACGCGAGCCCGTTCGCGGGATACGAACTCGCCGAACACCTCCGCGACTGCATCATTCCCTACCTTGAGGGGACGACCACGGGCCTCCCCGGTCGCGTGTGCATCACCACGGGGCAAATCGCCTGGGATGACTGCGAGTGCGGACAGCTCGTGGTGTCGCTTGATAGCCCGTACGAATCGGGCACGTTCCCGAACCCATGGGATGCGGCAGAGAACGCGGGGACGCGCAAGTGCGGGGCCCCGCTGTTCGTGTTCCAGTACACGGTGTCGATGCTCCGATGCGCGCCGACCGGTGACGATATCGGCAACCCTCCTCCGTGCTCGGAGATCGACGCAGCCGCTCGTGTCGCCATCGAAGACGCGTGGGCGGTGCGCGCTGGCCTCATGTGCTGCTTGTGTGCGGGCTCGACGCGGACCAACGGCATCAAGTTGTTCGACAGGTACACTATTGGTCCGCAGACCATGGTGGGACCAATGGGCGGATGCCAAGGGTCGGCGGTCACGGTGCAGATCGGCGTTCTCAACGGTGGCTACCCCTGCGACATCAGTTAGGGGGCGACGTGGCTACATCACGCACGCGGCACTCGACCAACTACGGGAACATTCGCGTTCTCATGACCTCCCCATCTTCGGGTGTCGTGATGAACCTCCGCGCTCGCGCGCTCGCCACGCAGGCAGCCGCTAAGCGTCGCCTCAACTCCGACCCGCGCCGCATCGACACGGGCCTGCTCGTGAACTCTATCGAGATTCGGGAGTACATCCGTAACGGTGCTATTGTTGAGCGAATCGGTACCGATGTCGAGTACGCCAATTACGTACATCAAGGCACTCGGTACATGGAGGCTAACCCGTTCCTAGTTGACGGACTTCGGGAAGGCTTCAATCAGTTCTCTTAGACAGGTGACAGCATGACTCGCAAGAGCTTTACCACCCGCAAAGATCGCATCGACTTCGACATTGACGAAGAGGTGTTCTACCTCAAGCCGAACGTTTCCGCTGGTCAGATGTTCAACGTCTCGTCTCTCAAGGGCAAGATGGATGCGGCGATGGGCGACCCGGACAGCAACGCCGGTACGGTCCTCATGAAAGAGCTGTCGCAGGTGTTCGAAGACGAGTCGTTCGCTCGATTCGAAAAGCGATTCTGGGGCGAGTACGGCCCCATCGACATCGGGACGTTCAATGAGATCATCGAATGGATCTTCGGCGAAGCCCTGGGAAAAGACCCTACCCCGAAGTCCTAGCGCTGACTGATCTCGTCCTTGGTGACAGGGTTTGGCCCACCTTCGATGGTTGGTGCGCATCCCGAGGTGTCGACCACGAGGACATGCGCTGGGATCGGTGGCTCAATCTGGTGTACTACTTCGCCACGCGCAACGCCACAACGGAAGACAAAGACAAGTTCGATGCGGCGATTGCCGAGAGAGTAGCGGAGTGGCACATGCAGAAAGTCAAGCCGGTCGTCGCTAAGGCGCTCGCAGTACCGAAGGACGCGAAGCCTGAACGGAGGCGCGCGCCGAAGCCCGCGTGGTACGGGGACGACAAGACGAACAACTTCAATTCGAAGGCGGCCATGGCGACGTTGACCGCCCCGGGAGTGAGCGGTAAGCGACGCGGGAAATAGGCGGTACACTGTGTGCGCTGGTTAACGGGGGTTGAGGTGCGGTAATGGCGGGTCCGCTCGATGAAGCATTTGTAGAGATCACGGCTGATCTTGACGTGAGTCAAGTCCAGCGTGCCGCGCGGACCGCCAGCCGCACCGTTGAACGCTCGCTCACGCAAGGCGTTGATCGGGCTGAACGGTCGATCTCGCGGGGCATCGGCCGTATCGGGTCGGATACCGGGCAGGAATTCGGCGACGGGTTCGCCTCCGGCCTGAGTGACACCCTGTCGTCTATTGCCGACATCAAGCTCCCCGTTCCCGCGTTCGCCGCGTTGAGTCTCGCACTTGGGTCGGCGGCGGCGTCTGCTGTCCAGTTCGCCGCCGCCCTTGCCCCCGCTGTCGGCATCGTGGCCGCACTGCCATCCGGCATCGGTGTGCTCGCAGCTGGCATGACGACGCTCAGCGTCGCTACGGCGGGCGTCGGTGAAGCGTTCGGCGCAGCCGCGACGGGTACCGCCGAAGAGTTCAACACGGCCATGGAAGGACTTGCACCTCCTGTCCAGGCGGCGGCACAGGCCATCCGAGACCTTATGCCGGAGCTGGAAGAGCTGCGCAATTCGGTGCAGGGTGCGTTCTTCGAAGACTTCGACGCCGTTCTCAACTCGTTGGCAGAAACGCTGCTAGGCCCGGTCACCGCTGGCATGACATCCGTTGCCACCGAGATCAACGGCATTATCACCGGACTAGCGACCGTGGCGACCTCATCTGTCGGCATCGACTTCGTGAACCAGAGTTTCGCGATCATGGCGGGCATTATCGCACAGGTGCAAGAGCCGCTGGCGGCGCTGTTCAGTGCGCTACTCAACGTCGGATCGGCGATCAATGAGGCGTTCGGGGAGAACGCCGGTGCCGGTCTTGCAGGCCTGATTACGCAGTTC